GTCCCAAAAAAGTAACCCATCTCACTTTTTTCGTAAAAAAATTTCTCATTTTTAACCTTAAGTGTAAAAAATGAGAAAATACCAAAAACATTTTACTATTTTAGATATTTTATTAAACTGTATAAAATTATATATTTATTATGATACAATGCATCCGCCCGCACCAGTCAGCAGTAATGTTGATAATAGTATAAGTCTACGGACAGAAAGGGGCATAAAATATACTATTTGCAAGGAGGTGATGTCTATGATTGAGCATGTAGCTGATTTTTTGACTATATCTGGTTTTCTAACCTTTTTAGTTCTAAAGTTTTTTAAACATCTTAATTTGATATCACTGCTGCATGGTGCAAAAGCAAAAATGATGAATAATGCCAAAAGATTTTAATTCAAAAATATTTTCAAAAAAAAGAAAACAAAAATATCCTAGAAATAAATTCTTTTCATATTCTGGAAAGAATAGAGATGATAAAAATTTTCAATATAAAGATTTTAGAAATTCGAACTCTATTCACTCAAGCTTTAAAAGATGCAATTTTTTTGGGGCATTGTTTCAAAAATCAAACCTAAAGTACTGCTGTTTTAGCGGTGCTAAATTTGTAGGCATAAGTTTCATTAATTGCAATTTTAATGGTAGTAGGTTTATTGGTACTACTTTTGATAACTGTATTTTTAAAAATTGTCGATTTCAAAAATGTAAATTTAAAAACGCTAAGTTTATAAATACATATATTGAAAACTCTAGCTTTAAAAATTCATTTGATTTTGATTTTGAAAAATATTTAATTAAAAACTTACAAAAAGTTGATGATTTGTATCTAAAAGAGTTGAATAATGAATATGCTGGTACAAATTTATCAACATTTTTAAATCGGATAAATATTAGCAGATTGCTAGCTATTTTTTCAGAAGAAGATATAAAGAGTGCTCTTGAGGCTATAAAACAAAACAACAAAATAAAAGAAGCTGAGTATAGCCATATGTTGTATAAAATTTATAACAAAAGTGCAAACAAGTAAGTCTGCAACTCACCCGTTCTTACAAATCTATAAAATCCCATATCTTTTGGTGTGACGATGATTGTGTCATTTGCAACTTTCATTACAAAACCATAATGTAAAACGACTTTTCAAATCAAAGTGATTTTAAACGTAAATTTTTATATTTTTAAATAGCTTTTTACAACCTTTTAAAACATATTAAATAACTAAAAATTTTACCCCTCAAATTCAATCTCTATTTCGTAATTATCCGTGCTCAGCCTATGGCTTACGCTTTTGATACTAAATTCGTTTGCTTCCAGTCCCGATATACCGCCAAATTTAAGCTTTCCGCCCGCTATTATATTTGCTCCGGGCAAAGAGCATCTGCCGTTTATGCCGCCGCGTTGTAGCTCGTTTAGCTTGGCTTCGCCTTGCCTAAAAGCCTCATTATCGCTCTTTGGTTGGGCTATTTGCATCTTGTAGGTTTGCTCCCCCGAGCCCACCTTAATACTCTTTGTTTTACCCGCTTCTATGTCTTGCCACTCTACTATGACGGCACCGTATGAATTTCTATTTGCCTCCGTGATCTCCAAGGAGTAAAGCTCGGCTAAATTTAGAGTAAATTTGGGCAAACTCTCGTTTTTAGGCGTATTTGAAGTTTGCGTTTCGTCCCCTTTGGCGTCTTTGGAAGCTATAATGATGGTGTTATTTTTTACCGCCATGATAAAGCCGTAATCAAAGCAAAGCCCATACAAGAAATCTAGATCTCCTGCGTCGTTTTGCAAGACGGAGGCGATGTTTTGATCCTGTCCGGACGTTTTTACGGATAGTTTATTTTCGGCGGCTATTTTTCTCGCTATTTCAAATACGGCGGTATTCTCCCAGCTTCTGCGCTTTTTAATCTTTTGGGGGCTTGCGAAATTTACGGCGGTCGCTCTTACTTCGGTGGTATAATTTTTATAGTCTCTACTAGCCGTTTGCACGCTAAACGAGCCGCAAAGATAAAGATCGTCCCCATACCCGAGCCAAAGCTTTAGATTGTCGCCGAATACGGGCTTGGCGTATATGCCGCTAACGTTAAAGCTTATCTCGTCGCTTTTGCTTCCCTCTTTGTCATCAAAGCTTAGAGTGATTAAATTTGCCCTGATAACTTCTGTAACGTCTTTGCCGTTTGCTTCAAGTTTGAAATTGGGATGCTTAATCATGGTTTGGCCTGTTCTTTGGTTTTTTCTTTAATTTCTGGCAAAAATACTTTGTCGCCCGCTTTAAGCGTAGCGGCTAGTTTTGGATTTAGAGCTAATACTTGCTCGAAAAATCTTAGATGCCCGTAATGGTTATAGACGATAGTATCGAGCTATCGCTATCCTTGGCTATGTAAATTTTAGTCATAATCTCTCCTAAGCTCGATATTAAAGCTCTGCGTAAAAAACGCTCCGTTTGGGGTAAATACGGCTTGTTTTTCGCTGATTTTAATAACCGCAAACCTGCCGAAATATTTGCCGTTTCCGTTGGTTAGCGGATAACTTTGCCTTGAGTAAGCTATATCGTAAAGTCTTTTAAGTGCCGTTTGTTTGTCGCCGTTATAGGGCATGGTCTGGCCCTCTATGCTCACGGTTTGGTTTCCGAGATTTGCCGCGAATAAAACGGGGTGATTTTGGATACGATCCTGCGAGCTTATGCCAAACTCGGTCTCAAGCGATATGCCGCCTACTTGTTTCCAGTTAAATTTAAATCCGCCCAAATTTAATACCATATCGCTACCTTTGCTCTCTTATCTCGGTATTGGCACTGTTAAATTTATCCCTTCTTAAAGCTTCTTTTACGCTTCTAGTTATTTGAGCCTTAAAGCTCTCTAGGTCAAATTTGCCATTATCTGAGTTAAGTAAAAAATCACCATTAAAGCTTATATTTATATTCGCTCCGCTTGCGGTAGCCGCTAACGCGGCGGCTTGCGGGGAAGCGGGTTTAGACGCCGCAGATAAGGCCTCTTTGGCTTTTATCGGCGCGCTTTGAGGCTCCTCGTCGTTAAACCACGAAAAAGGGTTATACCAGTTACTCTCTTTGCCGTCTCCTATACCAAGAGCGTCTTTCGTCCAATCAGTAGCCACTCCCAAGGCGTCTCCGATAGAGCTAACGGTATCTACGACCCACTGAAATTTCTCGCTTATCCAATCAAAAAAGCCTCCAAAGATAGATCTCCACCACTCTACTACCGAATCGAATATAGAGCTAAAGAAATTTGAAGTAGCCTCCCAATAGGGCTTTACGCTCTCCCAGATATTTCCAAAAAAGGCTTTTACTTTGTCCCATTTTTCTATAATCCATGCCGCGCCCGCTCCTAAAGCTACTACCAGGGCTCCGATACCAGTAGAGATGAGGGCTAGGCGCATTATTTTCATGCCGGCCGCAGCAGCTATAAAACCGGCGCGCAGAAAAGCTAACCCTCTACCTAGTATCAAAGAGGCGCCCGCGGCGATTTTCGTAGCCCCGCTCCAAGCCGCGGTTAGTATTAACGCTGATTTTAGCATAGTGCCTACTAATAGCATACTAAACGCATGGGCTTTCGCCGCGAGCGTCGCGCCCGCTAAACTAAACGCGTGAGCGCTCCACCTAGCCGCCGCTACCAAATTTAAAGGATTTGTATTTTAACGACGCCCAAAAAGCCGTCTGCGACGCTTAAAAGCGCAATTTTACCGATAAGTAAAAGCGGCTTAAACATCATAAAACCCGTAACCGCGCTTACTATTACGGCGCTCGTCGTAGGAAACTTAGAGTTTAGCTCGCCAAGCGTACCGGCTATCCCGCCTAGCGCCGAAGCAAGGAGGTTCGCAAGCGGTAAAAACGTCTCTCCAAGATTTGAGCCTAAATTTCTCCACGCCTGCGTCAATCTTTCTATGCCTGATTTCGTAGTATCTAGCTTGGTTTGAAGTTCTTTTTGCATAGATACTATCGCTTCATCCGAGTGGGCTAATCTCATGTTTTCTTTAAGGGCGGAGTAAATAACGAAAATATCGCCCTTATAGCTCATGTTTTAGGCTATGGATATAACGAGATAATAAATCTTAGTTTGAGTGATTTTAGTGAGTTTTTAGAAATTTCAGTAAAGATCTTAAAGGCTAAGAGCGAGTTATAACTTCTTTGGTTTTACCTAATGCTAAGCCAGCGGTGCCAATAAGGCTGCCAAGTATCCCTAAGCCAAAAACTAAGGCAATAAACGTTTCAAAAAAGCCACTTGGTGAAACGAAGAAGAATAAAACGATAAAAACAGGAATGATTAAAGCCATTTTAAATCCTTTTTAAAAGGGATTATATCGTATTTTAAAGGAAAGATATGGATAACGCACAAGTTGGTATTAGTATTGGTCTAGCAGTAAAAGGGCTAAGTAAAATATCAGAGCTAAAAAAAGGGTTTGATGGTTTAAAAGGTAAGATAGCAGAAGCAAAAAAAGCCATAACATCTTTAGATAACACTAGGTTATCAAATCTATCTAGCCAAATAAAAGAGAGCCAAAAAGCACTTTTAGGCGAGCTTACGACAAATTTTAGCAATCTTACAAACTCAGTAGCCATAGGAGTGCCAATAAAACTTGCCATTGATGATGAGGCGGCTTTTGCGAATGTAAAAAAATATGTTGATGATAGCGATGAGAACCTAGCTAAGCTAAAAAATGAGATGAGAGGGCTAAGCTCACAGCTTGGAGAGAGCTTTAGTAATATAGCTGACATTGCAGCTGGCGGCGGTAAGATAAATTTAGCCGGTGAGGAGCTAGTAACTTATACAAAGATGCTTGCAACCGGCTCAGTTGCATTTGAAATGAGCTCTGAAGCCTTATCAAAGGCGGCCAATAATATGAAAGTTGGCTTTAAGATGAACGATATAAAGGAGCTTAATAGTTTTTTTGATAGCGTAAACTTGCTCGACAATAAGGTTACTAATGCAAATGCTTCTGATATATTTGAGGCTACTTCGCTAACAGCTGCAAATGCCAGTTTAATAGGCCTAGATAGTAAAAGTGCCAGTGCCATAAGTGCTACAATGCTAAGCACTGGCAAAGCTAGCTCAGTCGTAGGCACTAGCTTAAATGCTCTTTACTCCACACTCTCAATGGCTGATAAAAAAGGTAAAAATTTTCAAGAAGCGTTAGCAAGCATAGGCATGGATGCAACATATCTAAAAACAGCCCTACAAAAAGATGCTGCTGGAGCTATAACTACGTTTTTAGAAGCGATCTCAAGAGCCGATAAAGATAAGCAAGCAGGGCTACTTTATGATCTAGTTGGTGGAAATTTTAACGATGAGATAGCAGGGCTTGTAACAAATATCGATGCCCTTAAAGCAAATATCAAAATAGCACACTCGGATGAAGCCACAGGATCTATGCAGCGTGAGCTACAAACGAAGCTAAACACTACAAAAAGTGGTATCGAAAGGGTTACGCAAGCATGGAGAAATCTAGGTTCAAGCCTTGGAGAAACCTTTTTACCACTTACAAATTTATTAGCTTCTATCTTAAGTAAGGTAGCTGGAGTGTTAAGCTCGCTAAATGAAAAATTTCCAAGACTAAGTGCCATAGTTGTTAGCGCTACAGCTGGCTTTATGATCTTTAAACCAGTGTTGCTTCTTAGCAAGATAGCACTTTTAGGCGTAGCAGATGGATTTTTGGGCGTTATAAGAGTAGTGAAATTTTTAAACCCTATGCTCTTAATAGCAAAACTCAGATGGTTGGCTCATGCGGTGAGTATATCAAGTGCCACGCTAGCTGCCAAAGCTCATGCATTTAGCATTTGGCTAGTTGGCGCAAGACTAAGGGCAACTCTAGCTATCACTACTGCTTATAGTGCTGCCTCGAAGGCCTTTGGTGTAGCGTGTGGTGTTATGCGTAGCGGATTAATGGCGGTAACTCTAGCTACAAAGGCTATGAAATTTGCTCTTATTAGCACAGGCATTGGCGCTATAGTAGTAGCTCTTGGTATGGCAGCAGCTTATCTTATAGAAAATTGGGACGAGGTAAAGGCATTTTTTGAGAGAATTTGGGAAAACGTCAAGCCATATTGGGAGAGCACGACAAAGTTTTTTAGCGATCTTTGGCAAGGAGCGAGCGACTTTTTAAGCGCTATTTTTGAGCCGGTTATTAAGATATGGGATGAGCTCTTTGGTGGCTTTTTTGACTGGATAGCTGAGAAATTTGGCTGGATAAATGACATGGTAGGTGAAGCCATTAAGGGGCTAAGTAGTGCTTGGAGCAAGACAAAAGATTTCTTTGGCTTTGGAGACGATGAGCAAGCAAGTAGTGAGCTAAAACCAAAAGATGATAGCGGTGGCTTTTTTAGCTCTATTTTTGGCTCAGATAGTGATACCAACGCAGAGGCTCCAGCTTTAGTGGCAGCTAGTACAGGTGGTGGTGCTATCAACATTAGCTTTAATGGTGATTTTTTACTTAACTCAGATAATGGCAAATTTGACCTAGAGAGCTTTAAGGCTCAAATAACTAGAAGCGTAAAAGAAGCTTTAAGAAGGGATAAATTTAACAGTGCCAATACCGAGATAAGAGAGCAAAGGTAGCGATATGGTATTAAATTTGGGCGGATTTAAATTTAACTGGAAACAAGTAGGCGGCATATCGCTTGAGACCGAGTTTGGCATAAGCTCGCAGGATCGTATCCAAAATCACCCCGTTTTATTCGCGGCAAATCTCGGAAACCAAACCGTGAGCATAGAGGGCCAGACCATGCCCTATAACGGCGACAAACAAACGGCACTTAAAAGACTTTACGATATAGCTTACTCAAGGCAAAGTTATCCGCTAACCAACGGAAACGGCAAATATTTCGGCAGGTTTGCGGTTATTAAAATCAGCGAAAAACAAGCCGTATTTACCCCAAACGGAGCGTTTTTTACGCAGAGCTTTAATATCGAGCTTAGGAGAGATTATGACTAAAATTTACATAGCCAAGGATAGCGATAGCTCGATACTATCGTCTATAACCATTACGGGCATCTAAGATTTTTCGAGCAAGTATTAGCTCTAAATCCAAAACTAGCCGCTACGCTTAAAGCGGGCGACAAAGTATTTTTGCCAGAAATTAAAGAAAAAACCAAAGAACAGGCCAAACCATGATTAAGCATCCCAATTTCAAACTTGAAGCAAACGGCAAAGACGTTACAGAAGTTATCAGGGCAAATTTAATCACTCTAAGCTTTGATGACAAAGAGGGAAGCAAAAGCGACGAGATAAGCTTTAACGTTAGCGGCATATACGCCAAGCCCGTATTCGGCGACAATCTAAAGCTTTGGCTCGGGTATGGGGACGATCTTTATCTTTGCGGCTCGTTTAGCGTGCAAACGGCTAGTAGAGACTATAAAAATTATACCACCGAAGTAAGAGCGACCGCCGTAAATTTCGCAAGCCCCCAAAAGATTAAAAAGCGCAGAAGCTGGGAGAATACCGCCGTATTTGAAATAGCGAGAAAAATAGCCGCCGAAAATAAACTATCCGTAAAAACGTCCGGACAGGATCAAAACATCGCCTCCGTCTTGCAAAACGACGCAGGAGATCTAGATTTCTTGTATGGGCTTTGCTTTGATTACGGCTTTATCATGGCGGTAAAAAATAACACCATCATTATAGCTTCCAAAGACGCCAAAGGGGACGAAACGCAAACTTCAAATACGCCTAAAAACGAGAGTTTGCCCAAATTTACTCTAAATTTAGCCGAGCTTTACTCCTTGGAGATCACGGAGGCAAATAGAAATTCATACGGTGCCGTCATAGTAGAGTGGCAAGACATAGAAGCGGGTAAAACAAAGAGTATTAAGGTGGGCTCGGGGGAGCAAACCTACAAGATGCAAATAGCCCAACCAAAGAGCGATAATGAGGCTTTTAGGCAAGGCGAAGCCAAGCTAAACGAGCTACAACGCGGCGGCATAAACGGCAGATGCTCTTTGCCCGGAGCAAATATAATAGCGGGCGGAAAGCTTAAATTTGGCGGTATATCGGGACTGGAAGCAAACGAATTTAGTATCAAAAGCGTAAGCCATAGGCTGAGCACGGATAATTACGAAATAGAGATTGAATTTGAGGGGTAAAATTTTTAGTTATTTAATATGTTTTAAAAGGTTGTAAAAAGCTATTTAAAAATATAAAAATTTACGTTTAAAATCACTTTGATTTGAAAAGTCGTTTTACATTATGGTTTTGTAATGAAAGTTGCAAATGACACAATCATCGTCACACCAAAAGATATGGGATTTTATAGATTTGTAAGAACGGGTGAGTTGCAGACTTACTTGTTTGCACTTTTGTTATAAATTTTATACAACATATGGCTATACTCAGCTTCTTTTATTTTGTTGTTTTGTTTTATAGCCTCAAGAGCACTCTTTATATCTTCTTCTGAAAAAATAGCTAGCAATCTGCTAATATTTATCCGATTTAAAAATGTTGATAAATTTGTACCAGCATATTCATTATTCAACTCTTTTAGATACAAATCATCAACTTTTTGTAAGTTTTTAATTAAATATTTTTCAAAATCAAAATCAAATGAATTTTTAAAGCTAGAGTTTTCAATATATGTATTTATAAACTTAGCGTTTTTAAATTTACATTTTTGAAATCGACAATTTTTAAAAATACAGTTATCAAAAGTAGTACCAATAAACCTACTACCATTAAAATTGCAATTAATGAAACTTATGCCTACAAATTTAGCACCGCTAAAACAGCAGTACTTTAGGTTTGATTTTTGAAACAATGCCCCAAAAAAATTGCATCTTTTAAAGCTTGAGTGAATAGAGTTCGAATTTCTAAAATCTTTATATTGAAAATTTTTATCATCTCTATTCTTTCCAGAATATGAAAAGAATTTATTTCTAGGATATTTTTGTTTTCTTTTTTTTGAAAATATTTTTGAATTAAAATCTTTTGGCATTATTCATCATTTTTGCTTTTGCACCATGCAGCAGTGATATCAAATTAAGATGTTTAAAAAACTTTAGAACTAAAAAGGTTAGAAAACCAGATATAGTCAAAAAATCAGCTACATGCTCAATCATAGACATCACCTCCTTGCAAATAGTATATTTTATGCCCCTTTCTGTCCGTAGACTTATACTATTATCAACATTACTGCTGACTGGTGCGGGCGGATGCATTGTATCATAATAAATATATAATTTTATACAGTTTAATAAAATATCTAAAATAGTAAAATGTTTTTGGTATTTTCTCATTTTTTACACTTAAGGTTAAAAATGAGAAATTTTTTTACGAAAAAAGTGAGATGGGTTACTTTTTTGGGAC